CTTTCGAATGATGAATCTGAGACTGAGTTGGCTTCTTCTCTCTTAAAACTTGACATCAAACCTACAAGCAATGGACAAGTTCCTTTTGTGTATCTGAGAGAAGCGAAGAATTCAATGGGCAGTGACATAACAGCTTCTCGTATGTGTCTCATTCTCTTTGAATCTCTCTTCATTATGAAAACAGCTGAGCTTCTTGTATATTTTGGAACCCTGCTTTTCATCTCAAACTCAGGATCCAATGCAACAAGTGTAACATCTATTTCATCAAGGGTCGAGAGAACTGACATCGCAGACAAAGATGAACCATCCAGACTATAATTCTCAATCAGAGATGCCAGTTTGTGCTTATCACAGTACCTAAGTGGATCAACTCTGATTATTCCTCCAAGCTCTAAAGGAGATTTGTAAATGTCAAATTCAAGACTGTGAAGGCTTCTTCTCAACTGGTGTTGTGTGATATGCAGTGAAGTGTTTAGAATCTGAACCCAGAAAGCTCCCATTATTGAACCTTCTTTTCTGAGATATTCTTGTGACATTGACTGACATCGGACAGCAGATGCATACATGTCATACTCATGAGAGAAATCTATGTAAGACATCCTTGATTTTATGTCTGGTATGTATGTTCCTGTCTTTGTCTTGAATATTGAGTTGAATTCACATATATACTGAGACCAGACAGACTTCTCATCATTTCTCTTGATGCCATGGGAGCTTGTTACAAGTTTGTGTATGAACTGGATGTTTCTGACCACTTGATTGACACTCATGTTGTTTCCGAGGTTAACTTCTGAATGTTCTCCAGCTCTTTCACCTGCAAACTCAAAGACAACCATCTGTATAGAGTCATCTGATGTCACATGGGATTTGTGCTGAAGTTTCAAATCTGGAAGAAGACCCTCTGCATCTCATTTGACATTCTCATAGTTATCGCTGCAAGATCACTGCTCGCATTGCCAAGTATTCCTTGAAACATTCCTTCTGGACAATAGATGAAAGAATTGTCTAAGCTAACAAAACCTTCTTTTTCAGCATCAACCAGCTTCCTCATCACTCTAAGCCAGTTGTTTTTATCTTTCCCTTCCTTCTCACAAAACTCTTCCTTTTCAACAAGCTTCTCTTCTGATATTATCTGTCTGGACAAATTGTCAGGGATCTTAAAAACCTTGTTAGTGAATTGCTTCAAGCAGTTTTTGAGAAGAACAGATTCTGATCCTTTTCTCATTTTCAGAGATAGTGTCAAATAGAAGATGTGAGGCAGCATTGATGGTCCCCATTTTGAACAATCAGCATTGTCAAAAACAACGTTTTTGTGCCTAGCAGACCCTCTTTTGAC